TATCTTCACGCAACTCATGTTTAGTAGAGTAGTCTTCTCTAGTACGATTAAGGAGAATATCTATTCGCTTGACCTCTGCCATGAGATTCCTGAACATCCATATCGCAGGTGCAATTACCAGCGTCAATACTACGTTCCAGAAAATTACTGGTGATATAGCCTCCATCATGGTCTACTCCTTACAGTGTAGCATTACATGCATCTAAAGCATCCCATACTCTCTTAGCATGGGCAACATTATCAAATGCTACAGTCTTCTCTGGATCGTCTGGATCAGGATCTGTCCAATCGCCCGATACGGAAGCTAGATATGTTTGAAGAGCTTCTTTACTTGCAATCTCTTCAAAGTCTCCACTACCACCATCTTTAACAATGCCAATCATAACATTATCTCTAGGTGCATCAGTATCACTATCTGTCACCACATACACTCCATGCATACCCATTGGGTCATGTCCGAAATGTAAAAAGTCTGGTATTGTTCCATCAGCGTTTAGCCGATACTTGCATACTTTGTAAGCCATATTAGTTCCTCCTATTCGGCTGCTTCTAACTGAGGTACGTTAGTTAATGATGTAGGATCAAATACATCGAACCCTCTACTGTTTGCAAACTTAGCTGGACACCCTGCCCATTTGTCTGCACAACCTTCTAACCATTTTACTGTTGCTTCATGTTCAGGGGCTTTACCTTCACTAAGAACTTTATTCTCCCACTGAAGATATGCAAACACTTCAGCTTGTGCTTGTGCTGCGTTAATACCTAGATCAAATAAGTATATTAAGTTACCCTCATCTATCTGACCACCTCTAGGTCTAGCACTGTTTAGTGCCTGTTTCATACAGGTCATTATATGGTATCGTGCTTCTTCTAGTTCGTAGTCTTCTTCAGTAAGTTCGTCTTTACCTATATGCTCCATTAGTTTGTCATACTGATTAGTAAAGAAATTCATCTTACGAATAGCACCCTGCACACTGTTCTGACCATTTGTTAGACCAGTTTCTAATTCTAGTATCTCTATCTCTAGCATTTCTTTGTCGAGATCATCTGTGCATTCTTCTAGTTCACGTTGTTTCTTTTTAAGTTCCACCTCTTTCTTCTTCATATTAATAAAGGCTTCTTGCAACGCACCTCTAGTACGATCTACTTCAGCCAATGTATGTTTAATACTACGAATAGGTGTAATAGCAGTTACATCTAGTGTCACGCCCATAAACTGTGAGTGTGACTTATGGAAGTTAGATGTAGCTTGAGCAACTGCTGGCATCTTTTCTTTTATGTTTGCCAACATTGTTTTATACTCTGGCTTTACATTAGCAGGTAAGTTAATGTTTAGTTCCTGCTGTACTGCTATTTCTGTAGTTTGTTTTGTCATAAGTTTATTTATCCTTTGTTATTGTTGTCAAATATTTAACTAGGCTATTGCAAGGAAAAGATAAGTTCCACCATTAGTATTTAAATCAGACTGTGCATTACTGGTTATAGTAAATCCTGAAGATAACGGATCTATATAGTCTGTATTAGTAACTTGTGCTGCATCAGAGTTAAATAGTAAGTATGGATCATTACCAGCAACAATACCATTCTCTGAATCCCAATGATACCAATCTCCTGATGAGTCTGTCCTTTTTACAATAACAAATCTTGCACCGTTAGTAAATCCACAGTCTACATTTACATCATTACCTGTACCAGAGTAAGTTCCTACTTTTGATACACCTGCTAGAGTTGCAAATAAATAAGCTACATAGTTATAATTCCAATTTACTTTTCTGTCATTTGCTAATGTCATTGTCGTAGATGATACTGCTGTAATTGCATTTGAAAAAGTAAATGAACTACCTGAGTTAAGCACTCCTGAATTACTAATACCATTAACGTAAATGTGCCAATCTTCTCCATTATAATTTATCACTTTTGTTACAATAAATTCTGGTGTAGTTTCTAAATTATGTTTTACAACATGATCTGCTGAGTTATTACCTGCATATGTTACAACATCAAAAAATTTAGGCGCTCTACTAAAGGAATAACTGATATATTCTATGCTACTTCCATTTTGATATCCATAATTAGCAGCTTCTCCCCCAACATATCCATCATGGTGATCGTAGCCTATCCAACCAGTTAAATTAGAATAGCTAATAGCAGTTTGAGAAGTTTCATGCATACCATCATATAATCTTGCACCCCAACAAGTACGATAATCTGCGGTAAAACCGCTAGTAATGTTTGCATCTACTACAAAGTTTGTCGTAAATTTACGCTTTTGAGTACCATCCCCTGTATATTTTTGAACATCAAAAACACTCGTAGCAGCAGTAGGTGTTTGCATTGAGCCTCTACGGATTGCTACATATATAAATGTACCACTACTTTGATTTAATGTTGCATCTGATGTTAAAGTAAATCCTGTAGAAGTAAGATCTAAACCACTATAATTAAACTCTGCATCAGTATCTTGTGCTTTAAGAAAATAATCATTACCTCCTGTATGTATACCTCTTACATTATCTGCTATAAGCCAATCGGCTGTTCCACTGGATTTTTTAATTAACAACCATTGAGGTTCAAAGCCTACAGTGATTGCGTTAGTAGAACCATTACCAGTATAACTACCACATTTAATTATATCTTGATCACCTGTAGATCCAAACCCACCGTCACTGTCATTGTGTGCGAATAGATAGGCAACGTAAGATTCACCTGATTCATTAATATCTTGATCATTTCCTACCGTAAAGTGAGTGCTAGTTGGTGCGGTATCATTCCAAATGTATGTTTGATCATATGGCCCACCACCTGAACCATCAAGTACTAGGTACTTTTCAGCACCTAAACTGCGATGATAAGTAAACCAACTTCCACTTCCGTTTGTTTGCTTTGCAATCATAAATCCTGGAGTAGAGCCTAGATTATGACTTATAGTTTGACTTGTATTACCATCTCCAGTATAAGTAACTATATCAAAAAACTTTGGTTGCTTTCTAAATGTCCATGATACAGTTGATTGACTAGAATTATTTACATCACTAAGACTACCTAATGAAAAACCATTACTGTTAAAAGCAGTTACTGAATTAGCATCAGTTCCTTGAGCATCAGTTTCAGAAGATAAAAGATATTTTTGAACCCCTCTTTCAGTATCAAAAAGCATATGAAAATTACTATTAGCTCTTGATTTAATCCAAACAAGCCCACCTTCACCATCTAAATCAATTCCATTATTTATACTTTGAGTACTGCCATTACCAGTATAAGCAAAACATGAAAACAGGTTCTCAACAAACTTATCGGGACTTGGAACAGATGGATCAGGCCAATCCTCTGCCTGACCAAATATAAGTGGATCGTGTATATTCCATACGCCAGACGCAGTGCTGTTTTCAGTATTGCTGGATGGCTCAACAGGGCTTGGAGATATTATGGAGCCTAAATATCTTTCAGTCATTACGATATACCTCCGTGTGAGTTAGATGCTGATCCTTTATAATCACGGTTTACACTTAAATCGCCCCAATCAGTAGCATTGCCAGTAGAAGCTATGGTAACATAATCAACAACTTCATTACCTGTTCTACTACCAAATACGCCTCTAATGCTAGAAGATACTCCTGTTATCCTAATTCTTAATGATGAAAGATCTCCGAAATCTGTCGCATTACCTGTACTAGCTATGGTAACATAGTCAATTATATTAGCGTTTCCTGCTCTTGTTCCACCTGCAAACACACCTCTAGTGCTACTAGATGCAGACGCATTTTCTGATACCGTAGCTGTCAAGTCTCCAAAGTCTGTACCGTTACCAGTGCTAGAAATAGTAAAATAATCTATTATATTAGAATTATTTGCAGATGTACCAGCTTGACCTATATTATGAACCATTCTCGTTGTACTTGTTAATGATGAACCATTTTGACTCTCAGTAGAACAATTACCAAAATCAGTGGCATTTCCTTCACTTGCAATAGTAATGTAATCTACTGTATCTTGTGCCGTGCTGCCGTTATTGCCTCCAGAAAATAATCCTCTTGTACTATTTGAACCCCCTGCAAGTATGTATCTAGCTACAGTTAAATTACCAAAATCTGTTGCTTTGCCTTTAGTAGAAAACGTAACGTAGTCCATAGTATCAACTGTGATACCACCACCAAACACTGCCCTTGTTGCACTAGATGCACCACCCTGTATTCCATATCGTGTTGAAGTTAAATCACCAAACATACCTACATTACCTGTTGTAGCTATATCTATAAACTCTATTGCGGATTGACTCTCACCACCAGCAAATAATCCCATAGCAGCAGGAGCAAAGAATGATTCTAGCGCACTTGAAGGTGTGCTGTCTGAAAAACCGTCGCAAAATATACGAGCTACACTAAGATCTCCGAAGTCAGCAGAATTGCTTGTAGTAGCTATGGTTACAAATTCTACAGCTTGAGTAGCGTTATTTGTACCTGCTGTAATTAAACCTTTTGTTGCATTTGAACAGGCAGTGTTATAATACGATGCTTTTGTCAAATCACCGAAATCTGTAGCATTACCAGTTGATGCTATTGTAATATAGTCAATTATGTTATTGCTACCACCAATACCCCCTGCTGTTAAACCTCTTGTTGCACTTGCACAGCCAGCAGTTGCAGATCTTGCAACAGTAAGATCGCCAAAATCTGTTGCATTTCCAGCACTGGCAATAGTGACATATTGAATTATATTAGAACTGGAACCAGCATCATTGTATCCTCCAGAACTTATTCCCCTAGTAGAACTTGCAAATCCTGCATTTTGATTAAGGCCATCAGTAAGATTACCAAAATCTATCGCATTACCTAGTGTTTGGATAGTTACATAATCAATGTAATCTTTACCAATACCACCTGATCCTGTATTGTCGTTACCACCTGCAAATATTGCTCTTACATTACCTGCAAACGCACAACCATCCTCTCTAAAAGAAGCATGATTAGCCAAATCTCCAAAATCACTAGCATTACCAGCAGAGGCTAATTCGATATAATCAATAATATCAGCAGATGCAATACCACCTTCTCCACCTGTTATTAAACCTCTTGTATTATTAGAAGTAGCAAAACCTTTTGTTCTAGTCGCTGTTAAATCTCCAAAGTCTGTAGCATTAGCAGCCGTTGATGCTATCGTAATAACATCCACAACATTAGAGTTTCCAGCATCAGCAGAACCACCTGCAAAAAATCCTTTTGCTCCTAAATTAGCATCAATAGGAAAAGCAGAATTATACTGATACTTTGTCTGTAGTTTCCAAACGCCTGAGAATGATGGAGCCATTACGATATACCTCTTACGACTGCACTGCTGGATTACCAGAACAACAAGCTGTAACTGCACTGGTTCCTTGTGTTAAATCACCGAAATCTACAGCATTTCCTGTACTTGCTATAGTAACTGATTGAATTACGTTTAGATGACCACTATTATAACCTCCCCCAAATATTCCTCTAGTAGCATTACTTAAACCTGCAAGAGAATAATTTGTAGCTAAAAGATCTCCGTAATCTGTTCCATTACCTGTGGAAGCTATAGTTATATATTCTATTTTATTAGTGCTTATTCCACCTCCAAAAAGACCTCTCGTAGAAGATGATACTACACCATTATTTGCATAGTAAGTTGCTGCCGTAAGATCACCAAAGTCTGTAGTGTTACCTGTACTAGCTATGGTCACATACTCTATTACATTTAATGAACTACCACCAGATGTTCTACCACCAGAAAACACACCTCTTGTTGTCGAGGCAGTGCTTGAGTGTTCAAATTTAACAGCAGATAGATCACCAAAATCTTGAGCATTCCCAGTGGAAGCTATGGTAATATAATCGATTATATTTATACGAGTTTCAGCATTGTCATTTGCACCACCACTCATCACACCTCTTACATTACTTGATAGTGCTGATCCTTTAGATCTATTTGTGGTCATGTCTCCAAAATCACTGGCATTACCAGCAGAAGCCATACTAAAATAATCAATTACATTAATACTGTTGTATGGCCCACCACCTGAGAATATGCCTCTAGTATCTGAAGAAAATCCTGCACCATTTTTCTTTTGTGCTGAGAGATCACCAAAGTCTGTTGCATTACCAGCAGTCTCAGGAATAATTTTAACTATCTCATTAAAGTTACCACCATCATTTCCACCACCCATAAAAAAACCACCAGTAAGAGCTACAGGAGTAAAACTAGAAGTAGAAGCAGACAGTGGGCCATTACCGTAATCATTGATTGCCCATACTTTAGCCACATACGATGTATCATTACTTAATCCAGTTACAGTAATTGGTGAAGAAGATCCAGTGTTACTATATTGTGCCTGACCTAGAGGATCATCTGATGCACTAGGAGCTACTAAAGTAATCGTATTACCCATACCGTTACCATGAGCAGTGCAATAATAAGCAGAAGGTTCACTTGCATCTTCAGCTAGTACTAGTGTTACTTTAGCACCAGACTGACCAGCAGTTCCTGTTACAGTAACACCTGTAGTATACTGACTATCTGATGAATTTTTAAAATGAAAAGGATGTCCTGAGTTACTACTGTCTTCTTGATCAAAGACATATGTAAAACCTTTTACTAGAGTTAAGGCTGGATTACTTACACCATCAATATAGAATACATTGCCTGTACCACCACCATATAAATTACCTGATGCTACAGTTACCCTAAAAGTTTTAGTTGTTCCTGTTGCAGGAAATACACTAGCACCAAAGCTAGTAATAGGATCATCACCAACAGCAGAAGGTGCAGTAAATGCTACAGATACTTGGCTATCACCAGCAGTAGCTGTACCTATTGTTGGGGCATCAGGTACACTAAGATTGTCCTGACCTCCTATAAAACTTCCTCTACGAACCATTAAAAATCCTTATTAAGCGTCATCAATTTCTTCGTATGAGCATACTGCACTTAGATCACCAGCAGCAGATGCTTGTATCTTCAATATGTCACTCTCCATTAAGTATAGACCCATGTTCTTATCAATTACAACTAGCGTTGCATCAGCAGGAACTGATATTGTTTTTGCTAGATAGTAATCAGCAGAACTACGAGTTATCCATACATCAATAGAAGCAGCGTTAGACCCATCTATGTTTGCTATAACAAGTGAGTTAATCTTTTGTACTTTGTTAGAGCCACAAGTTAGCAACGAAACAGCAGAGGCTGCAACGTCTGCATCCATAACTGTGTTTGCATAAATAGAACTAACAGCGACTATATTTGGATTTGCCATTGTTTACCTCCTAATCAACCAAAGACCATAGCCATAGCTATGCTTTTTCCAGTAGTTACGCCATTGTTTAATTGTGTTTGGATGTTACTGGTTACACCATCCAAGTAATCATACTCTGTGCTAGTCACACCAGTATCATATAATGATTTAAGATAGTTTAATTCAGTCACAGAACCAGTGTATCCGTCTAATGTATTTAATTCAGCAGTAGTAGATGTAACACCATCTAGAATATTTAGCTCTGCACCAGTAGCCGTGACTGCTGTACCTGCATAGTTTAAGTTACCTGCTGCTATGTTTACTTCACCTGATCCTTTTGGAGATATGTCTATGTCTATATTTGTATCATCACCCATAGCTCCAACAACTACAGCACCACCTGATGCTGCATTGGTTATCTCTATTGCGTTTACAGCAGAACTAGCAGTCTGTAATACTACAGCTTCATTACCGTTTGCATCTGCTATAAAACCACCGTCAGCTATTTTAGGTGCTGTCAATGTTTTGTTTGATAAAGTTTGCGTTGTACTTGCATAGTATGTATCTAGTAGATCAACATCAAAGTATTTCATTACTGAAGCACTAGAGTCATGCATTAGTATAGCATCGTTGTTTGCTATGGCAGTACTAGTGTCTATACTAACAGCAGAGGCATCAGCAACAGTGTTTAGTTCTGCACCAGTAGCATTTAGACCTGATACGTTAAAAGAGTTATCTACTAATGCTTTTACAGATTGTTGTGTAGGTATTAGCGTAGCACTATTAGAAGAGAAGTCATCCTCATCAACAAAGCCTGTAATTGTTATAGTGCCATCTGATATTGACCCAAAGGTAACTGTACCTGTTGTAGTTATGGCAGATGATCCATTGTTTATTGCACCAAACCCTGTAGAGATACTACCACTATTTAATGCACCAGTAGTAACTAAGTTTGGCATAGCTGTTATTTCATCATCAAAGTAGGCAGCTAAGTCTGTAACTGCAACTTGCTTCATTGTTCCAGCATCATTAACAACTACTCTATCTGCATCAACTATTGTAGTGCTTGACGCTGATGTATCACCATCCATAATATTTAGTTCAGTAGCAGTAGCCGTAACACCATCAAGTATATTTAATTCTGCTGCTGTTGATGTAACACCATCTAATATGTTTAGTTCTTCTGGTGTAGATGTAATCTGTGTTGTACTTACTGCTGCTAATACAGGTATTGTACCCGATTGGTTAGGTAAGTTAATTGTACGATCAGCAGTAGGATCTATTATAGTAAGTGTAGTTTCATGGTCATCAGCAGTAGCACCTTCAAATACGATTGCATTAGCTGCATTCATAGTAACTGTATCTACTACTGTTTGTGTTCCTTGAACAGTAAGATTACCTGAAACAGTTAGGTTATCACCTATAGTTACTTCAGAAGTACCATGTCCTATTGTTATTGCAGTGCCAGATATTCCAGTACCTATAGATACTGATTCACTACTGTTGGCTGTATCAACAATAAGATATGCATCTGATCCCTGCTTAATTGTAAATGCAGTAGCTGAGTTATCTGTTACTGCTATATTAATATCGGTATCATCAGCAGAGATAGAGTCAAGAGCAATATCACCCACGTTAGTTATATTACCATCACCTACACTAAGTGCAGTAGCACTAAGGGTTCCAGCTAATGCAGTGTTAGCTCCAGTAAATGTAGCAGCAGTAGTAGAACCAGATTTAATTATTAAGTTACCACTGTTGTTTGTTAATGCACCATACTGTGTGCCATCATCTTTTAATAATACATCAGCACCATCTGCATCTAGTATAATATCTCCAGCAGCATCTACAGTCATATCACCAGAAGATAATGCTATAGTTGTGCCATCTATGTTAAAGTTATCTATATCGATACCAGCATCAGCAGTAATCTTACCAGTAACTCCTAGTGTACTACTCATGTCTACAGCACCGTTTATATCTATTGTAGTACCGTTTATTTCTACTTCACTATCTGATACAAGGTCTAATACACCATCAGCAGATTGATGTATATAAGTACCGCTATCGCCAAACTGTAGTTGATTAGTGCTGTTTAGTAAAACACCTGTATCAGCCACATGAGTTAGTGTAACATCTTGATCATCACCTAAATTAATTACTGCACCATCAGCAAGGAACAGATCACTAAACTCTAAGGATGATGTACCTAATGCAGCACCATCAGAAGCATCAGGAACAAATGCAGTTGTGGCAGTTATTGTTGTTCCTTGTATTGTGCTTGATCCAGTTAAAGCACCAGTGACACCTAATGTACCAGCTATAGTAGCATTCTCATCAATGTCGAGTGTATCTATGTGTGCAGTACCATCTATATAGAGATCTTTAAATTCGTTTGATGCACCACCTAGATCTATATCATTATCTGTTATCGGTAGAATAGATCCATCTTGGATACGAATCTGTTGAGTAGAAGATCCAGTGTCTACATAAAATTCTATGTGATTATTAGATGTATCTATAAGTATTTTATTGTTTTGATCTGAATCTGCAATACGATCTATTGGTGGCCCTTCTGCTGCTGTGCCATCATGTGAGTGACCAGTAGAGTTATTGAAGGCTGCTAATATTTGGTTTAATTCTGCGTTAATTGGTGCTGCTGATATAATCTCACCACTAACGATCTGTGCTGATGATTGTCTGGTATATCCTGCCATTATCTATATCCTGCATCTTGATAAGTAATCGAGAACCCACTAATACTATATGGTGATTGAGTTCCTGTCGATGTTATAACCAAGGATATCGCTCTCCCTGATCCTTGGATGTTCGACTCTAGTACTGGACTAGTCGAACCATCATATCTAAAAGTAGCATCAAATGTGCTTGCTGTTGTTGTATATCTCGCTAACGAACCTGCTGTTGTAATAGAATACGTGCTTGGGTCTGGTGTGTTAGGATCATCCCAATCATACGCTATACCTAAATTAATTGTAGATTCACCTTCTGGCCTGGTAAATAATGTGACATGCTGAAATATTTTGCGTTTTTCGGTAGAGTCGAAATATAAAAATGGCGATGCATAAACAGCAGTAACATCAGCAGTATCGAATGTACTACCAGTTTCTTGTTTAAATATTTCACCATCTCCATCACCATGTAAAACTACCTCAACATTATTTATTAAACCACTAGTAGCAACGAATGCTCTTATACCTAATAACTCTCCAAACTCCCAACCAACTCTTCTATCTGCAAATCTAAGACCACCTATTATACCTGCTGTATCTGCTGCTGATGTTGTAGTTTTTGGAAAAAAATATCTAAATTGAGATTTATTATTAATAACAACAGCAGACATATTAGCTAAATCATGTGTACTTGGTAGTGATTGTAGTAGTTGTTGCACTGGTTTAGATATAGTTTCAAGTTCAACGTCACCTATTCTAGCTGTACCTTGTATAGGACGTATGCCATCAGCAGCTAAAAACAATACATCACCACCTAATTCTATAATACTATCTGTTGCAATGCAACCAATATTATTTGTTACTTCTGATAAAGCAAAGTCAGATGAGCTTGATCCTGTTAATCTTTTAATTTTATTTTTACCAAATACAAATAAACTATCTCTAAACTTTGCTATTCCTGTAACATCAAATCCTACATTTATACTTCCTGATCCACTAGCAGATCTAAATCTATTATCAGTATTAGGTTCACTAAA